GATGCCGCTAGGTGCGAGAATGTGATTGAGAAGAAGATCGTATTCCCCGGTCTTCAGACTCACGAAGGCTATCAAGCCTACGAATCTAAGGGCAAGACAGCGGAATACTATACCATGGCAAGGGGATGGTTTCCTCAAGAAGGTGTATCCATGGCGATAATGACTCCAGCAATGATGGACAATGCCATGGGAATTACCCGCTTTATTGGGCCTGTAGTGCCTCTATGCGCGTTCGACTTGGCTTTGGAAGGCAATGACCAAGTAATCTGTTCTTTTGGCAGATTTGGGCTATCTGATGGCTATACGCCAATGAGTGGTAGATTTGTTGATTACAAGAAGCCAAAGGTTATCTTACAACTTGACTCACAGATTCCATTTCCAAAGGCCGCAACATTGGAGCAGTCCACAAATATTATCAAGTTCTGTAAGAATATGCGTATTGCTCCGAACTGGGTATGCGTTGACCGAACAGGTAATGGCGCAGGCATCCATGACTCGCTTTGCTCTGTGTGGGGTGATGTGCTTGGAGTGAATTACTCAACTGCCGCTACGGATACTCACATTCTTGGCGACGATTCATTGCCAGCATCACAACTTTATTCTGGTGTAGTGACTGAATTGATTTTCGGTCTAGCGAAGTATCTGGAGTTTGAGTATCTGAAAATCTCGCCGGGGTTCCGTAGCGAAGAGTTGGTGCGCCAAGCTACCGCGAGACGATACAAGCAGAAAGGCCAAGGCTTGGTTCGTGTGGAGAGCAAAGGCGATTATTGCAAGCGCACACGGCAACATTCGCCAGACGCATTGGATTCGCTTTCCTTGCTTGTGTTTCTTTTGAGACAACGAGGAGGCGCAATTGCGACGATGACGGATGCAAAGCCAGAATTGCCGACTAGAACAAAAGCCTTGCAAGGAATTGAAAAAATGGAATATGTAGATTTTTCTGAATAGATATGCCTAAACCAATCGAAGGACTAATTCCGCCCGGAGGACATCACTACATGGAGAGTGATGTTAAGATTACTGGCAGCAGTTACAAAAACCTACTTGAGAATGTAACGAATTATCGTGCAGAAAATCATATTTCACTAGGCGATGTAGAGGGTGATGTAACTAACTATATTTGTGGCAATTGGCCTCACTTTTGCCATGGTGTTGATATGGTTGTTGTAACGAGTGTAACGAGTCCTACAGGTCGAAGTGAGTTGATGAATGACATATCCACTTGGGCTAGGAACATCTTGCATTCCAACGAGAGGACTCAACTTGTTAGCGATGACTTGGCTGAACAACGAGCTAAGATTTGTAGGCAATGTCCAAATAATGTGAACTGGCGTGGGGGATGTTCTTCTTGCATTGCGGCAACGGATCGCATCTGTGCTAGTATCAGAAATGCTAGGGATACAAAATCATCACAAGTTCTAGGTGGATGTAAGTTATTGCGACACGATAACCGAACTGCGATTTTCTTTGACAAAGACAAGCTATCCGAATCAAATGATTTGCCAGAATTTTGCTGGTTGAATAATAAATAATTATGGCAGATGTTTTAAAACCGCTACCCGCAATTGTTACCGATACTTACGCTAACAAGGCTCCGCGCATTTCAGATCAAAGCAAACCAAGGACGCTAAACCTTGATATTGTTGATCCTTCTCCTACTAGCAATGGAGATACTGTTGATCCAAAGACGCTACAAGTTCGTCGCACATTCAAAGATGCTGCTCAAGCTCATTCTGCCTATCGTCGCCTAAAGCAACAGAATGTTGAGCGTAACCGCAAGAATCAACTGATTCAAAAGAAGCTCAACAACGAGCCTCCATATAGCGCGAAGAAGCTCGAAAGTATGGGGCAGAACTGGCGCAGTAATCGTCCGACAGGATTCTTGTCCACGATGGTTAGCCGCATCCAGCCTCCATTCAAGCAAGTCATTGAGCAGGCTCCTACGCTGACATATACAAAGTTTCCTGTTGAAGGAGTTGACTCTGAAAATAAGACCAAGATTTTCCGCGAAGAGATTACGAAATGTATCCGTGGATGGAAGGGACATGATGATATTGTTGCCCAAGTTGTTCACGAGAATACCACATTCGGATTCTGTGCATTGTGCTGGGACGATCTTCGTGATTGGAAGCCAGAGTTCCTTCGCCAAGACTACACATTCTTTTCTATCGAGACACCGCAAGAAACCGAAGCAACTCCAATCTGGGCGCGGAAACGCCGCTATCAAATCGCAGAATTGTTGCCAGTTCTTGAAGACCCACAGATGTCAGCAATGGCGGGTTGGCATATCAAGAATCTCGTTAAAGCAATCAACAACGCTATCCCCGCTGGACGCACGCTTGACGCTGATGACGATGCTCGTCGCTACGAAGACTGGATTCGTGAAGGAAGCTACGGAGCAAGCTACGAAAACGATGCGAAATATGTCGAACTAGGTGAGCTTTTGGTTCGTGAGCCAAATGGTAAGATTAGCCGTTTCCTTTTTGATGACAAATCTGGCGACGAGATTTGCACACAGATTGATCGTTACAGCAAAATGAGCGAATGCCTCGCGTTGTTTTCCGTTGAGATTGGTAGTGGTGCATTGATGAGTTCCCGTGGTGCTGGGCGCGATCTTTACAATACTCATATTGCTGTTGAAAAGGCTCGCAACCTTGTTGTGGATAATTCCTATCTTTCTGGAATGTTGCTCCTCAAGAAAGGCCCGAATGCCAAAGCTGGTGCTACTCCGCTGACTGTTCATCATCCTGTCGCTTATATCGCGGAAGGATATGAAGTGATTCCGCAGAATATGCCAGCGAATGTGGATGACTTCCTGAACTTGGATCGTTTTATCTCTGGCCTTGCTGAAATTCAAATTGGCACATTCCTTCCAAGCTCTGCTCTTGGAATGCGCGACCAGAAAGTTACTGCTTCTGAAATCAACAGGGTGGCCGCAATCGAGAATCAAATCCGCGAAGGAATCTTGATGCGGTTTACCAAGCAATACAGCAAAGCAGTTGAGCGTATGCAACGAGGTATCTGCCATCCAGAGCATATCAAAGCTGCCGCTGAATTGAAAACCAAGCTAGACATCGCTCGCCAGATGGTTCCTAATGCTGTTTGGGCTAGGGCTGATGTTGTCGATGCGTTTGATCGTAGCGTCATGGAATTGCCATCGTTCATGGTTCCATTCCAAGTTCCAGATCATTTGGATGAGGAAGCGATTTCGTGCGTTCTGAATATGCTTGAGCGCAATCTTCCTCCTTCGGATATTCTTCTCATGGCATATAGCCCTGCTGAAGAGTTGCTGCCAGATACTCAAGCACAGAACGATCAGATTCTCGACATGATGATCCAACGCTACATGGGCAATCCTAATGTCAATCAAGACGAATTGCTCAAGTTGGATTGGAGTCGTAAACTCGGTGAGAGCATTGCGAATAGCGTCATTCTTCCGAAAGACCAAGTTGAGTCGCTTGCTATCGAGGCAACCCGTCAGCAGATCATCGAGCTTCAGAGCATCATCGCTGGTCAAGAGGTTCCAGTTTCTCCGCGAGACAACGACATCGTTCACTTGAATGTCATGGCTCAAAAGCTAATGCCACTCATCGAAAACGCTCCCGCTGGTTCTCTGCCTCCAGAGATGGTTCAACCGCTGAACAAAGCATTGGAGCATTTCATGGGGCATATCATGCAAGCAGAAGCGAAAGGAATGGACTCAAAGATGATTTCTCAATTCCGTTCTGCCGCAGAGCAAGCATTTAGTCATCTTACCGCAGGACATGGCACTCCTCCTCCAGAAGAGTTGATTCCAGCAGCCGCAGGCGGAACTCCATCTCCAGCGGCAGGCGGACGCACTGGCCGAGTTGCACTTGGTCAATCCCGCGAGTTTGGAAAACTTGAAGGCGAAGTTCCTACACAATTTGGAATGGTTAATGATGTAGCTAACCCTCCAAAACCTCCAACTGCTGGATAAAACATTTGCAACAATAATAAAATAATTTAAAAACACAACATTATGGGTGGCGCATCAAAACTACCAGAAACACCTCGATTTGAGCGATGGTATCCC